TTTTTCAAGTATTCCCCCCGTTCTTCCTGTTTGATTAACGTAACAATGAAAATCTCCCAAATCCGAACGCCAAGTCGTTCTAAAATAAACGGCATTTGAAGGAACGTTTATAGTTTCTTCAACCATAGCAGCCGGAGAAAGATTTGCTCGCCATACGGAACCAACTACGTTATGATTGGAATCATAAAAGCATAGGCCCGGTGCGCCGGTTGGCAAATTAAGTTGTAACAAGGTAATGCGAATAGAAGAATTCCCGGAAATATCTATATAACCGCACGCAAAACTATTTTGATTACTTGAATTATATTCATTTCCAATAGTTAGACCCGAACCTTGTGGGTCTGCGGCCGCTATAAATTTTCCGGATGTCCAACTTATCGTATTTGCAATATCCACTTCAAAAGACCCAGTTCCACCAAATAATAATGCGTATAAGGTTTTTCCCATTTCAGCAGAAAGAGCCTTGTCAATTCCTCCGTCAGTAAAATTGTTTACAACTTCCGTTAAAGGGATACTTTCTTTTGTCCAGACACCAGTAGAAACTGTATATTTTAATATGGACAATTCAAAATTATTCACAATTAAATTTGAAAAATTTTGATATGTCCCCGCCGCTCCTGCGATGTAAAAACAATCTTTTGTCGGCGTTCCCGGATTTGTGGATGGCAATGCTAATGCAACATAAACATACCCCGACAGAAGTTTTGCAAGAAAAGAAGGCTCGATTTTATCCTGCGTAATTGACCCTTCTCCAACTCCGAGATTAAAAACGGAACTGTGCCAATCTGTATCATAATACAATACCGCTATTGAACCAGACGGAATAACGACCCCGCCAAAATTCGGATAAGTCCCGGTGCTACATAAATAGAAAACTCTTTGGTCTGGGGTTCCCGGATTTGTTGATGGAACCGCTATCCCAACAAATTGATAACCAGTTCCAAAGGACGAAATAATTGCCAACAAGGTTTGTTGCAATATATTTCCAGTTATTTCGTTATTTCCGTTTTCCGTGATAACGCTTTGTATAGCGTTTATAAGAGTCGCATAATTTGCCATAATTAATTGTTATTAAAATCAGCATTAAAGTCATCATTGAAGTCCCCACGTAAAGACTTCACATATCCAACTCCTATCTTTTTACCAACTGTTGCAGCAGTAAATTCCGCATTAACAGAAGCAACATCCCCGTTATCTTCCCATTCTGGAGTTATCAAAAAGGAATCAAGGCTATAAATTTGCCCATCTTTTCTGATTGTAATAAAATCCGACATTCTGATAAACCTCATTACATCCAGAAGATATTCAGAAGCGAAGAAACTGAACCGATAAGTTTTTTTGGATATTTGTTTGATAGGATAAAAATATCCATCCCGGGTTTCACCTTCTTCCTCAAAATCATATTCCGGTTTTGCTATATCTGACATTAAATAAAGACGATTTTTGAAGGATGGATTTTTATAGACGATTGTTCCACCATCCATCACAAAATCGGAATTATCCCACCATTCTATCTGCAAATAGGGTTGTATATCATTAACAACCGTAAAAATCTCAGAATAATATGTTATTGAATCTATGACCGCAGACAAATAATATCTTCCATTCAGCATTGAATTGAACGCAGGTAAATTGCCCGTATATATTATAACATCATATCCCAAAGAAGCAAAAGCCTTTCTCGTCCATCCGGTATTAATCAACTTTGACGTGCAATTTTCCAACATCTGTCCACTTTGTGCATCATAAAGATAAATTGCGGAAGTTGACGGATTCGATGCGTGAGGAACTATTAATTGCGAAGGCAAAACAAACCCGGCAGGCGTAAATAACGGATACACCCTATTATACAACCACCACTTTCTCGCATTCTGCTGCTGAATGGAAGTGTACCACGGAAGGACGCTCAAATTATTATTCGGTATCATATCTTAATGATGCTTTCGCGTTTCTGCTTGACAAATTTACTGACAATTTTTCTATCTTTCCATTCCCCAAATCAGTTTTTATTAATTGAGACAAATTCGGTTCTGTATCAATGTAAAAACTAATCTGTTGTGTTTTGAGTTTTTTTACGCCAATAGCAGTCTTATTTACGCCATTAATCGTATAATATCTCGCTGGCATATCATAAGCATAATAAGCCTGCAAATACATAAATGATACATATCCATTTTGTAAAACGTGATTAGCGTTATTGAAATAATAAGACACATACGGAAGAACATATTCTCCGGACTGCAAAACTGCCGACAACAACATAAATCCATCTTGGGAAACCGAACCCGGATTGAGAAGAACGTAGTCTATATCAGACGTAAATTTTGTTATCGAAATGTCCTCAACATTGTCCGGATTAACGTATTTTGAAACTATATCAATAGGATAACCCTTGAACAATTCTGTCACCTCATCCATCCATCCAAACTGATACCGACAAGCCATATCCGGTTTGTCGAATTTATAAACATTCCGGGAATAAGACCACGGCTTCCCGCTCGGCAAACTTGTGAGTTGCGTTAAATCTATTCCAACCGTTGGTGTTCCAGTATAACTCCCACCAAGCAAAAAATACTGGATATGCTCTATTCTGAATCTTCCATTTTCATCGACAAACCAATAACAACGGAAACAATCTCTGAGCATATCAAGTATGCTTCTCAATGTTATGAACGCACTTTGAGCCGGTTGGTCATATCCAGAATTAATTATATTTGATTTAGGGGCAATAAACAACCTCTGGGAATCTGTCATTATGGGATTGGTTCCATACAAAAAAACCGAATATTCAGAACTCGCAGCGTGGGTTACACCTCCATTAACAACACAGTTTGCCTCAACAGTAGGCGGATTTGGAGAATTGTTATTTCTGGTTGATAAAGATACATAGGCGGCACCGGACGGTTTTGTCGTCATAATTTCTACGTCCTCTATGGTATTTCCTCTTGCATCTACTGTCTGACCCTTCCACTCTTGATTCGGGCCGAACCAAGTGGCTACTGTACCACCCATTCTTCCAGTATATCGTATGCTTGTTACATTCTCAACCGGAATCAACTCTGTTGAATCAGCATAATCAACAACCACAAAAGTTTGTAGAGAACCATCATAAAATCCCGGTCTTGAAAAAGGAACATTTTTTGTCGAACCCCTCTTGCTTATCTTTCTCAATAGAACAGAAATCGCTGACGATAAAGGATAAGTATCTCTAATAACAATCTGTTTTCTTCCAGACATCTCATCTGCCTCATCAAACCTATGGAAAGAGAACCAAATTGACACACGTCCCCAACTATTTCTTGCTATCGGAAACAGTTCCGGATTCAGAGAAACCTGCGGCTGAACATAGTATTTACCGGGTTGATAAATCCCCCATTTGGTCGGAGCATCAGACAATCTGGACGAAAAATGAACCGTATCGGTTCTATTATAAGGAAAAACCTTTTTATAGTTCCGATTATCCGTCATATCATCGGGAGGCAAATCAAACAAAGGAATATTATTTATTTCTTCAACATCACTTATGTATCGAGTATAAACCGCCAAATCCCGCCAATTTATATCAACACGCCCCTCCGCTCCCGTTCCCTCAACAGGATAAAGCCTATACACTGATTCATCCCACGGTTCCCCCGGAAATGACACGCCATATCTTTGTGAATATTGCCACATAACAACATCATCAGATTGACGGGCAATTTCCCAGAAGCAATCAACATATCCAGAACCAGATTCTGTTCTAAATATGAACTTATAATCTCCGCTATAAAAAGTAAAAGGAGCAAAGTTATTTGTTGGCGTATTTCCATAAAAACAATCCGGGATATATCCAACACCGGATGTCATAATTATTCTTTTTTTGGCGTTCAATCCAAAGTGGAAATAATCGGTCAATTTGTTAACTGTCGTTCCCTCCACATCAATCGTTTCTGATTCCTCCACAATATCACAACTCTCTTCCCACCACATACCCGCAAGGAAACAAGAAATCGAACTCTGTCCGGGGATATATGCTTGTATCATTGGACGTTTGTCTGCCTTGATACTACAAATTTCTGGAGTCAAATCTATCAAATTGAACTCTTTATCCATTCCGGCAATAATATCCGAATAAGAATCGTCAACGGTCGGTGTAACCTTGACGGTTTTAGAGTCCATATCGAATTCACAGTCAGTTTTCCAAAAGTTACCAGACCAATAGTTTTCCCAAGTCGAACCCGCGTCTTCCGAAATCAACACGTCAACAAGAAATTGCGTTTCAAAAGAAGCAGCAACAATTCTTTCATAATCGTCTCTCTGAAAGATAAGAGAACCCGTCAATTTTGCGCGAAAGAACTGTTGTCCGTTTTGCAGTTCAAACTCTTTCGTCAAATCGTCTTTATACACCGGATAGGCTCTCTTTCTGGTAGAGCCTATCGTCAGTTCAAATTTGTATATCGGGAACATTATGACTTGATTTTTCGGGTTAAATTCTTATATCGTATAACAATATTTCCCTGCCCGTCAACAAACCTCATTTCGTCTCCTTTCTTTCTTATTGCCGACACGTCTTTTTCTATTCTCGCAACATCAACACTTGAAGAAAGATTCAATGCAAAGCCTGACAGACTTTCGCTTGCCTTTTGATATTTATCTGCGAACGTCCCGTCATTGAACGAATTAATTACATCCGGAATAACGTCCCGATACCTGCGAGAGTTGCGCTTGTTTATGACCGCGAAGAATTCACCTCCCTCTGCCCTGCGTCTGGTTCCGTTTTTCTTGCGGCCCAAATCTATATCGTGACCGCTTGCGTGGCTCCCGCCCTCCAACAATTCAACTGTTCCTTCTCCATATTGTTCCGATTGTCCGGATATTTGCGCAGCCTTGATTTTTGCAGCAGCAAAAGATGCCCACATTGTTATTAGAGCGGCGGCAGCAAGAGCCGGGCCAACCATAGGAATCCCAGCAAGGGATGACCATATATTTGCAGAAGCAGTCACAAGCGATGACGCTTGCGTGATAGAATCAATCGCTAATTGAGCCTTCTGAGCCTTTCGTTTTTCCTGCAACGCCTTTTCTTGATTCTTCTTTGCCAGTTCCAACTCCCTCTGAGCCGTCTCTACCTCATTCGCATATCCGGCATTTCTCGCATCTATCTGAGCATCCAACGTTTTTTGCGCCGCCTCTACCTGCTTGTCTGCCGCATTCACCGCAGCATCGGCAGCAGCGTTCCAAGAATCAACCAGACTTGAAATAGATTCCTTAACAGAATCAATCGCAGTATTTAGAGCATCTTGCTGGTCTGAATCCAGATTCAACCCCAGCACTTCATAGATATTATTATATCCAAGACGGCTTCGCTCTTTCTCAATAGCCTTTATTGTGGCCAAAATCGCCTTTATTTCCGTTTCCGTCAATTTCTCGGATGCAGTCTCATTCATTCGCAAAATAGCCTCTAATCGGGCCTTTTCCTGCTCTAATCGAAAAACGGTTTTCTGACGTTCGTTCGTGTCGAGCAAGGCAAATTCCTGCGCGGCCAAATCCTGCTGGGCGGCGAGTTCCCTCTTTGCGAGTTTCGTATGGAAATCGGCAGACTGCTTCAACGCTTGTTTGTCATATTTTGCGTTGATTGCAGCCTCGCTTTGACGAATATTCTCAGCCTTCTGCTTGTTCTGTTCCAATTCTATCTGACGCTGCTTTTCAATCAACGACAACCGAAGAGCCAGCATCTCTTCCGTCCCATCCTCAGTAATGGCAATCTGCATCTGGATTGCTTGTTGCTCGGCTTGAAGCACTTGGAGCCGCGCTTGCGAAACCTCCTTCGCAAACTGCTTTTCGGTTTCGATTCTCTGTTTGTCATATTTTGCGTTGATTGCAGCCTCGTCCTGCCTCTCAGTCTTGACCTTCTGGCGGTTCTGTTCCAATTCTACCTGCCGTTCCGCCTCAACCTTATCCAATCGCAACTGCAACATTTTCTCAGTCCCAGCAGTCTCTGCTGCAATTTCAAGGTTGATGGCCTCAACAACGGCACGTCTGTCTGCGAGTCTCTGTTTCCGAGCAGCGTCAGCAGCCTTCTTTTGCTCTTTGGTTAGTTCTTCCTGCTTTTTCTTAGCAGCCTCAGCAGCATTGGCAGCATCCTCAGAAGTTTTCTTTTCCAACTCATCCAACTGCATAAATGCCATTTCTGCGGCTTTTCTCACTCCCGGAAGTTCTTTCTCGGCAATTTTGTTCGCTTGACGAACAGAAACGCCAAGCCTCAAAGCCAGTTTTTCTCCGCCTTCCTCATAGGCTTTCAAAGTCTGTTCGATATTTACACGGGCATATTCGCGGTTCGTGTTAATCTGCTCTTGAAATATTTTGGTGTAACGAGTAGTGGCCTCGCTTATCGGGAAAAATGCGTTTGTTATTGAAGTAACCAACCGTGTCAACCAGTCGATTGTGTCTTTCATCGCCCCCTGCGACTCCCGGAAAGCGAGGGTCAATCCTTCCCAAGCGGACTTCAAAATCTTCGTGGAACCTTCAACCGTATTCAGCCTCTCTTCCGAAATCCGCTGCAATTCTCCGGAGACATCTTCCAGACTCCCCCTCAACTCTCTTGCCGATTCTGCCCCAGACAAAAACGCAGAGAAAGCAGCAACGCTTCGTTTGTCAGTTAGTTCCAACGCCTCTCCAACATCTATTCCGGAATTCCGCAACTTTATCATCCCATCAATAATTTCGTCAAAAGTGGAAACGGAACCACCAAGCGATTTTGCGAGTTTTCCGTTAGCGTTTGCCAGATTCAAAAGGATGTTTCTGGTTGCAGTAGCGGCGGTCGATGCGTCAAACCCAGCATTGGCCAACGCCCCAAGAAGTGCAGTCGTGTCCTTGACACTAATCCCGTAAGCATTGGCAATCGGGAACACGGTTCCAATCGAAGTCCGAATCTTGTCAAACGACAACGCTGAATTGTTTGTGGCAACCGCCAAAGTAGCCAAGACTTCTTCGGTGTCTGCGCTCGTCAAATTGAACGCCCGTAGTGTGCTACCAGCGACTTCTGCTGCTTCTGCCAGATTTGCACCAACCGCAGTTGCAAACTGCAATACTGGCTTCGACATATTGAGGATGGCTCCTTGACTGAAACCAAGTTTCGCCAATTCCGTCTGTAACTGGACAACCTGCGATGCGGTGTATTCAGTAGTCCTACCCAACTGCAACGCAGATTCGGTAAGAGACTCCATATCCTTGACGTTTACGCCAAGTATCGTGGACAGATTGGCCGTTGCTTGCTCAAAGTCCCGCATCGTCTTTGCCCCCTTTCCAAAAGCACCGACAAGCGTACTGAGAATACCGACAACACCAAAAGCGATAGTCGAGAATCCCTGCATCGCCTTCGCTCCTAACGGAAGGTCAGACTGCCCTATCTGCGACAACTGCCCTCTCATCTGGGCAAATCCGGTTGTGACCCTTCCAAGAACGCCCGGCATCCCCTTCAACGCATTCTCATAATGGCCGACTTCAAGAGTATATTTCCCGGTAGCCTTCTGCAAGCGGCTCATTTCCTCATAAATCTTCCGGGTCTCAGTCTCCAACGCTCGGCCAGCCTCCGTGCTTCTGCGCTCTTCGGCAGTCATCTCATTCAGCCGAATCTTGTTCAGCCTATACTGAGCGGACAACCTATTATACGAACCCGCTGCGGAATTCTTAATCTGAACGAGCAACTTGTCAATCTGCTGCTCTTCCTTCGTGGCTTGAATCAACGATTGTTTCTGTCGGTAAGCCTCCCGTTCCTGCTGGTTATATCTCTCATAATTCGCGGCCAATTTTTCAGACTGCTGGGTTATGAGATTAATCTGCTGACGCTGCTCTTCCGTGGCACCGGACATATTCTTCATCGACTGAGCCATTTCAGCCGCAGACCCTTGAATCTTCGACTTCGCCTCGTCATATTTGGCAATCAAGGCCGTCAACTGCTCAATCAGTTTCTGAATCGAATCGTCCGGCGTAACCAAATCGCGGTAATAGATGGGATTCGGGTTGTCCATATCGTTATTTTTTTTGAATACGCCTTTTTACGGCACTTCTTTATTCGGTTAATAAATTTATCGTCTCACAAGCAAATAGCGTCATTTCGCCTTATTTGAGCCTCTTTCAGCCCGCCTCGCCCGCTCCTGCACAAATTCAAATGCGTTGTAGAATTCCAGAACGGTAAAATCCTTCGGCTCTACGTGCAACTGCTCTGACAAAATTAAGCACAAATTTTCAAACTGCCTATTGAAAGTTATTTCCACCCCATCTGACCCAGAAAACCGCTTCGGCTTTGAATAAGTTATCAATTCGGTAGTCAGTCTTTCAACAGTTGAATCAACAACCCTTGCCTTTCCTTCTGCCAGATTCCTCAGTACGGCCAACGTTCTGTTTCGCAGTCTTAGGTAATATTCCCGGACTTCCGAATCGTTGAACACCGCAGGGAAATACACATTCAATTCATCGTCTATTTTTTTTTTGACCGAACCCAACTGTTCAGTTATCTCATTTACCGGAGCGTCACTAAGCATTTCCAATATTTGCTCAATCGAATCATCAGACGAATCTGGGAACTCTGTTTCATCCACCTTTGCCACCAGAGCAGCGAAAGCCCGGTGTTTCGGGCTTATCGAGTTCTGAATCATATAGACGCTCTGGCGAAGGTTTTCAAGTTCTTTTTGTGCGTTTTCAACATCCCCAAGCATCAAAAAACGCCTCATTTTTTCACACCTTGTATCGAACGTCCCAATATCACCGCCGATTCCAGAATCCACCATTAACATCTTTTGGTATCGGTGGAACCTCACAATCGGCAGGATGTCGATTGCGTCATACATAACCACGTTATGCTTTCCTATTTTGACCGTCACCATAGTTCTCTCGCAATTACAGTTGAACAAAACGGAACAAGCATCAGAATCCAGTCTCCCGCTCCTATCGAAGCACCGATACAGATAGCAACGCCCGTCCAGAAACTGCAACAGAATTTACACGAAAAAAGTCTGTTCAGAAAATCATTTGGTGCGTGTACCTGCAACCACTCAATGACTCCCCACTTCTCAGCAAGTCCAAGAAAAAATGCGGTCAAAAGACTCACAATTATTACCCAAAAAACAAATTCTACTATCATCTTGTCTGGTCAAATGCCGAACCGTTCGGCGATACATAAAAAACTTCGTTTACCTTATCAAACATACCAGCATCACCATTCGAATTTAATGCTGGAACCAAATCACGAATTAAAACCATATTCCGGTCATATATCTTAATGTTTTTACGTTTTGAACCATATAAATACTGTGTATCTTGATATGTACCAAAATTTCTTGAACGTGAAAAAATAAATAATGGAATTGCCCGCACATTTGAAATTGTGATGTTTATTGATTCAGCGTTACAATATGCAATCCCGTTAAGTACGTCAATTCCGATTCTTTGATATTCACCCGAAACAAATGGCTTTGAAAAATATTTTTCGCCCCCGCTACTCCCGAATTGAACTCCATAAGCAGGTGCGCCATTTTTTGGAAGAATCCCCATTAAACAATAAAACGTTGGCGAATCTTGGTTATATACTGCGCCATCGCCAAAAGTTAAATTTGGCATTCCTGTATAACAAAGTTCAGTCTCCATATATCCAATTTCATCACAATTGACCAAAGGATTAATATAGGCCATAGAAACGAGACCTCCCGTATTGTGATTAGACAGATATTCCAACTTTTTATATCCGTTTGGCAAATCATTAACGGATACCATCATACTACGTCTTAAAAGTAAATCCATATTAAATTTCTATTGCTATTCCGAAACCGTTCAATACGGATATTTCATAATGCTTATTTGCCAAAATCTGCGGCTCTCCCCCGCCAAACCAAGAAATCCCGGATGGCCAAATGATTGTCGGAACAATGGCTGGAGTATCGAACACCCAATAATAGTGATTCACTATTGCAGCATCGCTAATCGCCGCAAGCAAAAATGTAGTATTGCCAACAAGTTGACCGAAATTGTAAAGTACATTCGGGTTCATCCCCCCTGCCGGCTGACTATTCTGGACTGCCGGGTGCACCTCATCGTAAACCGCCTTTGGACTTGCGGTTTTTGTATTGCTATTTTTGTCAGCCGCAATATTCGTTGATATTACCGGAACGGTCGGAATCGTTGGCTTATTTTTAATGAAGTCTTTTGCTTCTGAGTTAGATTGCTCCCAATCACTTTGAATTTGAGCAGCAGGAATTGTCGGTTTGTTCTTAATAAAATCCGGACGTGTGTCATCTGCCTCGTCCCAGTCACTTTGAACCTGCGCAGAAGGGATGTTTGGCTTATCGACCAAATCAGAATAACTCCCGGTCTTGCTTATTTTGTGTAACTTAACATCTCCGCCCAAACTCTCATTTTCGGAAACCGGTTGCGAATCTTCATTATTGGTGTCGAGCGTTCCCGGAGCAGGCGGTATTGTGGGCTTGTTTTTGATGAAATCCGGAGCGTTTGGGTCATCCTCGTTCCAGTCCGCTTGTACTGGCCCCGGTATTTGCCGGATAAGAGGCGGTAAATCGCCAAGCCGGGAGTTCCCCGGTACTTCTATACCACGTTCCTCGATTGCGCCTTCAATCGCCTCTTTTGCGGCTTCAATCCGGTCTATTTCATTGTAAACATCATTAATCGTAGCCATATCAAATAACGCTTAATCGTTCATAAATCGAATCATATTCACAATCGCCAGAGAACGTTCCAACAATCCTTCCGTTCGCTCCATAGGCGATGATTCCTTCCAGAACATCTTCTGGTGTAACGTCTGCATCCCGCGTGTCCCAAAGACGCACAAGACTTCCGGCATCCTCGCACGGTTGGTGCATCTTGATTGTTCCATCGAACCGGAAACCTGCAAACGGGTGCATCAGATATTGATTGTCAATTTCTGACAACGTATATCCGCGATAAATGTTTTCGGCCCTTTCGTAAATCCGATTTATCTGGATATGACCACCACTCCGCAAAATAAGTCCGCTTCGACCATTGAGCAACGTCAGAATATCATTCTTCAAGTGGCTCGTATCACGGTTGCTTGCTTCTCCGAAAACTCTTCTGGTGTCGAACCAGAAAATTAACGAGAACGGAGTTTCAATCTCCATCAGTCCCGCGTGTTCCCATTCGACAACCTCTGGGTCGTTTACTTCAAAAAAACAAAAGTTCCCGATTTTCGAATCGGGCGAAACTTCGATATAATCATTTTCCCCGTGACCGTTCCAGCCACCGCAAAACACGTTTGGGACAACCACCGTCCTCCCGGAAGCAGTCTTTCTTGTCAATTTCTGAGAGCGTCCAAAGGCAGCGTCCAGCCATCCAAGATTCGCAGCCAGAATCGTCTGCAACTCCGCAATCATCGCATCGACAAGAATCGGTGCCGGCATAACCGGCGCATTTGCATTAGACATAGACCATCCTTTTTATTTCGTTCATCAATTCAAAATATCCACCTCTCTGCTGGAATAGAACCATCCATTTTGAGGACATAAGGCCGAAGGTATGGAGACCGTATTTCGCGACAATCTCTCTGGCATAGTTTGTCGAACCGACTACCGCTACTGCATCTGGCCCGAACTGAACTCCCAGTTCATCGTGGAACCGTCCATTGATATACAAGTTCGGAGCATCCGGGTTCCGGTTTGCAGTATAGGGATAATTTATCTTGTTAAGTTTCCAAGCGGCATATCGCCTTGCCGTCTCAACAGAATGAAACCAACCAGTCGGCTTCAAATCTTCTGAATAGTACGGACGAATGTCCTCTCCATCGGAAGCCTTTCCCTCAAACAACTGCTCCCTCTGCAAATCCAGAATATCGTCCGCGTGGCGCGTCACAACGTCCCGGATTACAGACCCCGTAATCAAAGAATCGTTTACGGTCTGAACCCTTTTCAGCAAATCATTCAAGATTCCCATAATTGACGTTTTTAAGCCTTTTCGGACGTTTTGCTTCTAATTGATATAATTTGTTATCTCACGGAATAAATCACGAAATTCGGCCTAATCCGATAAAATTAGACCGTTCTGTATTTGACTCCGTGATTGTTGCACGACAAGCAGATTCTGTCAAGTCCCTGCGTGTCTATCGTCAACGCTTTGTAGGCTTGTGCGAGTTCATAAGCCAGACCGGTTGCACGGCCCTGCGGCGAACCGTCAATCTCATACAGAAGTTCATCCCGCGTAACGTTGACTTGGTTTCTGTTGACCCTTACGTCTGGGTTCATCGCTATCGTGCGCAAAACGTTTGCAGCAACCTGCATCTGGATTACGTTTGCGAAGATTCCGCGCTGCGAAATAATGAAGTCCGTCAAATCGCAACCTACCGAAATTTCCAGATTCAAACCATAGTTCTGGGTGTTTGTATAGGCAACAGTCCCAATATCGAACATCTGCGGATTCTCAGCAAAATTTTCCGGCGCACGGGTCGCAAATGGAGAAACCTGCAAATATTTCGTCAGTTGCCGCCACGATTCAATAGAACCGCCCAGACAAGTCTGGCACGGCTCTGCGCTCCAGTCCTTCGATACGTTCAACGCTCGCATCATCAGAGGAAGGTCATTCTGGTTATAGCAGAGGAACCACGCTCCGCCGGCATCGTTTCCGTCTCCATCAGTTCCGGGAATATAAGGAAGGTAAATTGGCTCCTGCGGCGTGAACCATTGGAATCCTCCGCTGGTGTTCGTGAAGTTGAGGTCGATAACCCTCATCGGAGCATATTGCGAAGAGTGAAACAGATACATCCTCACAGTTCCGGTGGCTCCCACCATCTGCAAACCGATTCGTTCAATCTTCGTAGTAACACCCATCGAGCGAACCGGGACAATCTCAAACCCGACAATCTTGTTCGTTGGGTCAATCCTCGCTTGCAGCCTTGCCGCTCCGTCAAAAAACGTCCGTTTCTCCAGTAGGTCTTTCGTCTCGCGCTGCAACTGCTTAATCTGGATGAACTTCTGGATAGCCGCATTGATTCCGTTCCGCGTCAACCGGGCCACATAGTCAGAAAGCATATTGAACTCTTTCCAATCCGGATTCGATTCGGAAGGCTCGGAACCGGAATTAGCCACGACTGCCTTCCACACCTTGCTCTGGTGCTTGACTTTGCTTCCGGCAGCATAAGGCGTGTCCACATCCCATTGAGGATAATGGAACAAAAAATCGTCCGGCATTATCGAACGCACGTTTTCAAGGGTGCAAAGAGGATGCGCCGCTTGGAAAGTAAGACCGCTTTCGCTCTGCGTCAGACTATCGTCAATCTGGTATGCCGGGTTATAGGACTGCTCCCATCCCACTACCGGGAACAATGCAGTCTGAATGTCTTGCAATCGTAACATAAAAAGTCGATTTTTTTTATATGTTCTGACAACGTATAAAGAAACTTTCAATGAAAAACGGGGACGGGGTTTGTTTCATCCCGCCCCCGTCTCTCACCGAAAGGTCTGCGTTAACCGGTAACGGTCTGCATCTGTACCGGGTTATCCTCTGTATTGACAACCTCGACCGGCTGGGCAAACGGGCTGGAAGTTCCGGGCGCGGCAACCTCAACCTTGATAATCGGATTCGCCACCGTGGAAGGCGCGGAGTTGTATGCAACGAGGAAGGCCACGTCAACCGAGAAGCCGAAGTATTCCTTGACAACGCAAGTCATATCGGCACTCGCTGCACCGGCGATGTTGCTCTGGTCTCCGACACTGGTGTAGTAGTGGGAACCGACCGGCAGGTCGATGAACGGGAGTCGTACCACATCCCATTCGTGGAAGTTCGCAACCGTGCGGCGAAGGGCCTCGCGGTCAACGCGCGTCAGAACGCCAACGTTGCCGTCCTCAACCACGTAAGCCGTGCCGAACACTCCCTGCTCGTTGCTCAGATTCGTGGTGTAGTGGATGACCTTGTTGTCGTACTCCAGCCGTTTGTTCACATCGTTGTAGATGTCGTGTTCCGCCATCTTCCGAACGAGGGAATCAATTCCGGTATTTCCGATTACGTGGAGCATACGCGGATAGGCGTTTGCACGCATAATCGAGTTCATATCGGACATCCATTCCATACGTGCAATCCACGGGACTGCGACCACGTTGGAAGTCACGGTGTAGTACAACGAATCCGCGAACACCTGCGTCTTGTTGGCCTCCAGAGCGGCAATGGCTTGAATATCCATCGCGGTTGCGAGGGCGCGGCAGACCTTTTCCATCTTACGGGCGAAGTCGTGTTCGTAGGAAATTTCGTTGTTCATATAGAGGGACGGAACCATCGTGAAGCCGACGGCCAGAGTCACCCAGTTCACCGTGTAGAGGGCGGAAGTGTTCTCATCATCAGCGATGACGCACGAACGGACATTGGAGACCGTCACATCGCCATCGTAGTTGATGACCGGCACCTGCACCGTATTGCCAATCGAGGCAAATGCGCGGTCGCGCAGGTTCGGATTGATAATTGAATTTGCGGCGTTGGTCTGCTGGATGAAAAAGTCCAGAGCACCGTATTCCAGAGGACGGGCCATATTGCGGTCGAACTCCGGATTCTCAACACGCCAATTCTGCAATCTGGTAGCAATTAAAGACATAGCGTTTAATGTTTTGATGGTTAATGTTTTCCGGGCCGACCCTTTGCCCGATTATTTGTTTAACGAACCGGCAACCCTTTGAGCGTTTCGTGATTTGTTTTCCACGCCTCGTCAAAAGCCTTCTGGTAGTCATCGGAACCGATAGTCATCCCTTGAGCCATCAGTCCCTTAGAAATAATCTCAGACGCTTCGTTCTGAGTCCTCGCGCCGGAAATATCAACGGTTGCTCCACCGCCTTCACCACCCTGCTCTCCGGTTCCGCCCCCGGTCTGCTTGCGTCCGGTGTCCAAAACGCCCATCGTTTTAAGTTCCTTCACAACCAGTTCGGCGGCGGTGTACGGTTTGAGGTTGGTATCCGGGTTCCTAAGCGGCGTTCCGTTCTGCATAAATGCAAGAACCTTTCCACCGTTGCCATCGTCAATGTATTCGGGATTCATCCCTTTCACTTTGGCGATAGCCTGCTCCATAAGAACCTTCGTCACGGCTTGCGGAAGGTCAGCCTTGAACTTGACTCCGGAAGATGCGGCGGCAAAATCGCTTTCCATCCGGGCGTTCATCAGTTCCTTTGCGTGAGTCTCTTCGGAACTGTCAAACTTTGTTTTCAGTTCGGTAAACTCTTTGGTTACGTTTGCCAAATCAGCCTTCGCTTGCGCAAGAGCGCGTTTCGTCTCTACATCGGCCCCACCATTGGCAAGGGCAGTTTCCAGACGGTTCTTCTCTTTTGTCAGTTCAGCAATCTGGTTCTGCAACTGTGTAGCGTTACCGGCTTGATTCTTGATTTCGCCAATAACCCTTTTGGCGTAATCGTAAGTCTTTTCGGTTCCGTTCTTAGCGATACCGGAAGCCGCCAAAATGTCGGCATCCAGACCACCGTAGATTTCCCCAGTCTTTTGTCCAATAACAGACGCTTCGTCATTCTTGGACATTTCGACAACGGCGTTGATTTGTTCATCAGAAAGCCCGGCAGTCGCTGCGTTGGCTTTCAGCAGTTCGTTAGTTAAAGCCATAATTCTTTCCCTTTGAATTGTGTTTTTTGTCTCACTTCGTATCGCGACATTCCTACTAAGCAGCAATGGTTTCCTGCGCGGTCACGGACTGCAACGATGCACCGCCGAAAACGAAGGTGTAGGTACGGGTGGTGGAAACGTCCGCATAGGATGCGGAGATGCACCGGGACATACCAACCGCCGAACGCTGCACAACGTCCAGAATCGTTCCTTCCTTGAACTTTGCGACAAGAGCCGCTTTCTGGTCATCCGTGAAAGTGCCAAGCGTGGTAACATCGAAATAGATGTTGTCTTGATTAGCGATTTGAGCCATAGTTTTAGGTTTTAATGGTTGTTACTTTTCCTTTTTCTGTTCTGCCTTGAATTCGGCTTTGAGTTTTTTGACCTCTTCTGCGACCTTTGCGGCCACTCTGCGGTCGAACTCTGCATCTTCTTCGGCTTTCCGTTTCGCGGCTTCCTCGGCCTTCTTTTTGGCCTTCTCAGCCTCGTTCTTCTTAATCCATTCGTTCGGATTGTGAAGAATCGTCACGGTGTAGCCCTGCTTGATAAGAGAATCCCAGACAGACTGTTCGAACATCTTCCGTCCAAACTTCTGAATCCGGGGAACCGAAATCCGTTTTCCGGTTTTCGGGTCGTGCTGGCGAACCTCAATCACTGCGTGATAGGAACGCTCTTCCCCACGCGGAACAACGTAGTTCTCCGGGGTTAAATTTTCCAGCGGCGTGTCGCGCCCGTCTTTTGTAATCATTCGTTTTCCTCGTTTTTGGTTTGACTTATCGCCTTCATCTGCTCTTCTGCATACCGGGCAAACTCGGCGTTTATCTTTGCAATCTTGCTCGCATACGGTATCGCTCTACCGAACTCCAGAATGTTGGTGTTCTCGCGTTCGAACCGCCGGACAAAGTTAGCAAAATTCAATTTCACACGCAAATCGACCTCTGAAATCAGATTCTTTTCGAACATTTCCACCGTCTCTGCCCTTGAAAGGTGTCTGTACGGTTCTAATTCTGACAGAATAAGCATCCGCCGCATTTGCGTAGGATCGTTCCGGTATTCTGCCTCAACAATCTGGTTGAGCATCATATCCAGTTCCGACTCCGGTGTGCCGGCCTCTCTCGCCTTTTTGTAGCGTTCCCTCAGTTCATCCGGCGAATAAAGATAGAATTCTGTTCCGTAATTCACACGGGCAGAAAGAAAATAACTGCCATACCTCAGTCGGCAGATAGTTTCATCGACCCATTGTTGCGCGGCCTCAAATCCTTTCTTTACTCGATTGAGGACTGTCGTTACGCTTTCAAAGTTGGCCCGAACCTGCTGCTCATTGAAGGCATCACGGTCTGTGACAATCTCATCTTGACCGACAACTGCCGTGATAATTTCCTCCCTCAGCCGTTTCTGCTCTTCGACATTATAGTCCAAAGAGTTTCTGTCAACTTGGAGCATCTGGACGGGATTTCGCAAGTCGGGTTGTCCCTCAGTTTCGCTCGGAACGGGAATTTCAATGAATGACCCTGCACCAACGATTCGCTTGTTTCCGCATTTCGGGCAGCGCATCAGAAGTCCCGCCATATCCAGACGATACCGGCCCTGCTTGTCTCGCAGGAATCCGCCATCGCAATAGTCCCCATTCTCCGCATTTGAAAAGTCGCAACTCTGCTCATATCCAGAAAGAATAGGATACGCGCCCATTAAGTCCAACTGACGCTTTGATACGTGGAAGAACTCAAACCAGTCAAGGCTTTCCAGTTCCTTAGACAACGGGCTTGCCTTCACGTCCGGGTCATCCAGATTCAACGGCTGGTTCCAGAAGAACCTCGCCGGACAATAACCCAAATCGTGCATCGCTTCGACCTCCGGCTCCCCTTCGATGTTTCCGGTGTGACGTTCATCCCGCCAAACCCGATAACTCGCATCATCCAGCACAACAATCTCGTTACGCCTTCTGAACACGATATAATCCATCTGCCCGGTAGTCCGGTCTGCTTTATAGCAAATCACGTCATCAATAGGCAACCAATAGAAATACGGCTCCGGTCTCTCAGTCTTTTGTTCTCTGGGAACATCGACTATCAACACCGAATTAATTTCCGACTTGAAGAATTCCCAGCCCTTCGTCTGCCAGACTTCGGGTTCGTTCAACTTCGTCTGACGATAATCTTCCCAGTCCTCTCTCTGTTCGCTGGTTGCGAACTGATAGTTAAATGCCGGGTTGCGGCCATCGAAAATTCTGCTAAGTTTATCAAAGCAAACGTCCGTTATCTCGTTTGTTTTCACGGGATAACGGAACAATGCTTTGAACAATACAAACTTGTCGTGCGGCAAGATATTCTCAACCATCGACAAAAAATTAGTCAATGGTATGGAAATATATGGCGAATTGAAAGTCGTTACCCTCTTGACCGTGTGAAACTTAATCCTCATCTGGTGAAGTTTCGCCCGGTTCAGAGTATCACTATTTCGCCTCTCTTCTATTTCCTTTCGTATCTCGCTTACGTTGTAGGCCATTGTTTACAAACTCAAACTTTGAATTTTCCGGCAGGTGCCAGCCGCCATTATTCGGCATACGCAAAAGGCGTTCCGCGTGCGACACTTCAAAGTCGCGGGCAACGTCGTTAGCAACCAACGTTACCGTGGTTGTCTTTGCGTTCATTACTACTGAGATGCCGGGACGAGTTCGACAAGCGGGTTGAAATCGGTCGGAGTTACAATGGCCAGATTGTCGGAGTAGTTGTCCGGATAATACCACGAAATCGGGTTGTTATCCTTCGCGTCATAGTTGCCGTGCAACTTCGACCCGATGAACAACGACCGAATCGGAATCGGATAATACGTTGTGGCGGTCGTTCCGTCTTGAATCGCCTCGATTTTTCCGTTTTCGTCAAACAGATACACACCGAGGTTTCCGGCGTTCGCCTCGCACTCCAGTTCCTTCATAACCTTGATGACAGACTGAGGCACGGAGCGCAACTGGCCGGCAAACTGCACCGGCTCTCCGCCAAGCACATCCGGCATACCGCCCAAGTCATCGTTTCCTCCGCTTGAACGGCGTGCATCGCCACCCGAATCCGCAGGTGCATTGATGTAAGGGCTCACAACGATTTTGCTTCCATCTGCTGCTGCCAGCAGGGCCGTCCACGATGCCTTCAAAAGAATCGAATTCGTGGTCGTAAAACTGTTCTTTGTTCCGTCAGCCTTCGTCAACCTCTGGAACGCGACCTTCTGAATCTGGCCGAAATTTTCCGGGCAACTTACGTTCGGGATAGTAGTGAGAGCAGAAGCCGCCGGACATTGACAAATTAGAGACATAATTGTACTGAATTAAGGTTTGTATTGATTTTCCCGGCTGACCCTTTGCCGTTTCGATGCAAATATAATTAATTATCCGAAAAATCGCCAAATTTCACTTCAAATTTCAAAAATGATAGATTTATCGTCCAAAAAGCAATCGGCCACCAAATCGCCTCTTTTTGGCCTTATCTTACCTTTACGCCTCTGCTCGACTGCCCGTATGGTTTAATATTCCCGTCAGCAATCTCTTTTTCGTAAATGCCCGTCAGACCGTCAGCATCGTCATCGTGCGCGTTTGCATCGAACTTCCTCAGAAATCCCGTTAAATGTTCATACAACTTCGGGAATTGGGTCTCCCAGCCAAGTGGCATAATAATATGCTGGTTGACAAACGGAGCGTTCGTTACGATTCTGGATTCCTTATTTGCGCCTTGATAGAAAGGAACTGTCAACGCCCTCATCTTTTTCTTGATGGTCTTTTCGAATTGCGAACCACCATTGTTCGACTCTACCCAGACCCTCTGGGAACCTTGCGTATTTACAAGCCTCGGAACAGTCACAGTCGTTATATCCGTTGATTCGTTCGTGAATTCAAACCCGGTAATAAGGGCAAACAACAACGGTTCGAATCGCCTTGTCTTTTCATTGTAAATCACATTCTCGCTTTTGTATATGTCATAAGTCGCAGCGAATAAGAAGTCATCCCCTTCGTCTGCAACATCCACATAACAACCACTCCGTACATACGTTCCCCAGTCACTCTTTTCGACCCAAGTCTTAAAGGGCTGGTATAACCTTCCCTCAGCCCCTCCGGGATTCCCTTGATACAAACATTCAAAGCCAACTGGGTCGATGGACTTCTGGGCCATCATCCGTTCCAGACTATGACGCTTGCCCCACAACGGCTCTCCTTCACAACGTTCGTCTATCTCTGTGGGTTGCCCGGTCTTTATTGCTTCAAAGTTGACGAGAACCCAGCCGGACGGGTCTGCA